TCATTCATAAAGCCCGAGCCTTGTGAGCCGGGGAGTGAACTTACGCCAGTGCCATTCTTTGACATGTACGTTGACAGCGTTGCGCGCGCGCTACCACTGCCCGATGCTACCCTACCGTAGACCTCGTAGGAGATCAGGTAGTAGCCAGCCGCTGCAATCGTAACGATGTCAGTGGCGAGCGAGTAGTTTGCATCAGGGTCCAGCACCTCAGTTGCGAGGTCAATAGTGATAGTAGACGTGCTCAGACTCTGATTGGAGACACCAGAGAACTGTCCGGGGAGAGCGTCAACTCCCTCCGAAACCGTGAGGTATCCGCCAGAGGCATGATCGCCCCAGCCGTGAGCTGTGTCCCAGTTGGCGACGTTCAGGTTTGAACCTGTGACTGCACCAGAGACGGTGAGCAATCCAGTGATGTCCACGGATGTGAACCCAGTGATCTTCCAGTCAACAGTTCCTCCCGCACCTTGGGTGTAGAAGTTTGTGTTGTCGTTGTAGGTCCGAGTGTACTGAGTGCCACTGGTACCATAGTACCGGAACTCCGCACCATCGCGTAGCAAGATGCCATTGGTCAGGTTGTCGATCTCCCACCACGTTGTGTTGACGAACTGCGTCCAGTAGCGATCACCATTGTGGAAATGTCGGGCAGAGTCGTTGCCGGTGCTGTCGCGAAGGTAGAGATCATTGCCGCCTGTGATAGCGACATCTCCAGCGAC